TGATGCTATGACAACATCAGGATCAAGAGACTTCAACCTCGATGTAGCAGAGGTAATCGAAGAAGCATACGAAAGATGCGGACTAGAAGTCCGCACGGGCTACGATGCTAAAACAGCACGTAGGTCTATGAACCTGATGTTTGCAGACTGGGCTAACCGTGGACTTAACTTGTGGACAGTAAAAGAAGCAAACTTTACTGTCACTCAAGGAACGTCTGAGTATGCTTTAGCTTCAGATGTGGTTGATGTTTTGGATGTGGTTGTTCGTCGTGATAACACTGATTATGAAATAGAACGAATTAGTCGTGGAGATTATGCAACTCTTCCGAACAAATCTACTCAGGGCAGACCAAGCCAGTTTTGGTTAGACCGTCAAATTACTCCAAAGATGTATTTGTGGTCCACACCAGAAAACTCTACGGATCAAATCCGTTATTACTATGTACGCAGGATAGAAGATGCTGACGCTCTTGTTAATACTACTGATATGCCTTTTCGTTTTTATCCTTGTATGGTGGCGGGGTTAGCCTACTACATGGCAATGAAACGAGCACCAGATCGTATCCAAATGTTAAAGTCGGTTTATGAAGAAGAGTTCCAACGCGCAGCGGACGAGGATCAAGGTCGAACACCTTTGAAGTTGCAGCCTAGTTTAAGTTATCTGAGGGTCTAATGGCATACGCTAGTGGTAAACATGCTTATGGTATATCGGATCGGTCAGGTCGCCGTTACCGTCTTCGTGACATGAAGACAGAGTGGACGGGCGCAAAGGTCGGGCCTGATGAGTTTGAGCCAAAGCATCCACAGTTGTTTCCACCAAAAGCGTTTCCAGATCCACAGGCACTACGTGGCCCCAGACCAGAAACAGAGTTGTCAGAACAAAGAGCTATCCAACACGGATATAATCCTGTTGGATTTAGGGAAATACCCGGAATAACCCCTGCAAACAATCTTGTTCCTGTGGGCGCAGTGGGAACCGTTACTGTGGTCATTTCTACACCAACCACTCTAGCACCAAGATTTGATAGTACGTCTATTACGTTAGACTCAACAACAGATACATTCGACGAGGGATAAAATATGGCAAAACAAACAGTAGGTATAGGTTCATCTGCAAATGACGGAACTGGTGATACTCTTCGTGTAGGTGCCGATAAAATTAACGATAACTTTAATGAAGTTTACGCGGCTTTAGGTAATGGTACAACCTTAACGGATATTATAGATTCAAGTGGTCTTCTTGATGTAAGTTCTGGTGCTAATAAAATTGTATTTTACTACGCAGCTTTAACTGATTTACCAAGTGCTTCCACGTATCATGGCGCAGTGGCCCACGTTCACGCAACTGGGGGTTTGTATTTTGCGCATGGCGGTAATTGGATTAGATTAAATGATGAAGTATCTGGGCCTGTAACGACATATGTAGCAGGCACTAACGGTTCATCTGCTTATACCTTCACTGGCCCTGGCGCTACGTCTGGAGACAATCCAAACTTCTCGTTTTACAAAGGTCATACTTATTTAATAGATAACACAGCAAATGTAAGCAGTCACCCTTTGCAGATTAGAACATCAAGTGGAGGCTCCGCTTTTACCACTGGAGTTACAGAAAATTATAATTCTACAACGGGACTAACTCAGTTTATTGTTCCACATGAACCCTCAGACACAACCTTAGTGTATCAATGTACTAACCATAGTTCTATGGTTGGAAATATAACGATAGTGTGACGACATGAGCTTTACATACGGACAATTAAAAACAGCGGTACAAGATTACACGGAAAACGATGAAACGTCTTTTGTGACGAGTATCCCCACATTCATTAGAATGGCAGAAGAACGTATTTTAAAGAACGTGCAGTTAAGTTTATTTCGTAAAAATGCAACAACAAATTTTATTTCTGGTAAAAAATATCTACCTTGTCCTTCTGACTTTCTTGCTCCGTTTTCTATGGCATTTATTAAAACCAACGGAGATAAGGAGTTTATGGATTTTAAAGATGTAAGTTTTTTACAAACTTATACTCCCGACGACACCACAACTGGAGAGCCTCGATATTACGCTATATTTGATGTAGACAATTTCATCGTCGCACCAACTCCAAACAGTGCGTATGCCTCTGAACTTCATTATTATTACAGACCTCAAAGCCTGACAGCGTTGACAGATAGCGGCACAACTTGGTTGAGTGAAAATGCTGAAATGGCTCTTCTTTACGGATCGTTAATAGAAGCGTATATTTATATGAAAGGTGAACAGGATGTCCTTGGAATGTATGCAGGGCGTTTTCAAGAAGCTATTACAGGTATAAAAATGTTAGGTGAAGCAAAAGAAACTACTGACCAATACCGTACAGGTATGGTAATAAGGACAAAACAATAATGTTTAAAATAGATGTAAGCGTTCCGCAACATGAATCGATAGTTGAGATAAACACGACAGAGAATCGAGGTTTTACTCCTGATGAACTTGCAGAGCGTTGTGTAGAAAAATTAATATCGGTCTCCGATGATACTCATCCAGGTATTAGGGACCAAGCTCGTGCTTACTCAAAGCACATCGAAAAACTTGTTGCATTTTATATGAGACAGGCTATTCGCAGTGACCGCACAACAGTGTATAATGCACTAAAGGATGCGGGACATCCTCAACTGGCTGAACTTATAAGGAGACTTTAAAAATGGCTTTCAGCGGAAACTATATGTGTACTTCTTTTAAGCAGGAATTGCTTACAGGAAGTCACGATTTTACAAACGGAAACGATCAATTTAAGATCGCGTTGTACGACAACAGTGCTACATTTACTGCGGCGACAACGGCGTATACGACTTCTAACGAAGTTTCGGCGTCTGGTTCGTATTCTGCGGGAGGCGGCGTGTTAACAAATGTAACTCCAACAACATCTGGAACCACAGCGTTTACAGACTTTGATGACATTACGTTTACATCAGCAACAATTACTGCTCGTGGTGCATTAATTTATAACACGCAAACAGCAGGTGGTTCTGGAACAACAGATACAGTTGTTGTACTAGACTTTGGTTCAAATAAAACCTCAACATCGGGTGATTTTCAAATTGTATTTCCAACACCAGATGCATCAAACGCGATTATCCGTATCGCCTAAATAAGGTGACAGTATGACCAACGTCACAGTCAACGTAGGTGTAGGTGGCTATTGGGGAGATGGCTCTTGGGGTCAAAACCCTTGGGGCGAAGCTTCGCCTATTGCTGCACTGCAAGGTGGAGTTGGTAGTTCTGGTTGGGGCGGTGGAGCTTGGGGTGCCGGAGCTTGGGGCGAAGACCAAGTCGTAAATGTTGTTGCACGTTATAGTGTTACAGGGTTGGAGGCTACAGCCTCAGTCGGTTCAGTTACGGTAACAGGAACTGCTGACATTCCGCCAACGGGATTGGAAGCCACGGGGCTAGTTGGCACGTTGTCTCCGAATGTTGGCTCAGGGGCTATTGTCCAGTTTGATGGATGGGGCCGAGGAACTTGGGGCGAAGCAGCTTGGGGCATCAGTCTTGGGATTTTTGCTACAGGGCAAGTTGGTCAACTTAGTTATGTTGGTGGTGTTGACGTACCAACCACGGGGCTAGAGGCCACAATCAGTGTCGGATCTGTTACTGCAACAGGTGGTACAGGTGTTGATGTTAGTGTTACAGGTCTTGGGGCCACAGCCTCTGTAGGCTCTATTACAATGACGGGTGATGCCAATGTCAATGTGACAGGCATTGCTCCAGTAGGACAAGTCGGAACAGTTACAGCCAAGGGTATTGCTAAAATAAACTTGACTGGGATTTCCGCAACAGGCCAAGTTACGGTGCCTGCGGTGAGTGGTGACGCATTAATTAACGTCACTGGTGTAGGGACTAGCGGAGAAGTCGGTTCTGTGTTAGTTTGGGATAGGATCGATCCAGACGCAACCGTCGTTTGGACTGAGATAGCAGCGTAAAGGAAACGATATGGCTACTTATACAACAAACGGCGGTATTAAAAAGATCGCCACAGGAGACGAGTCTGGTACATGGGGCACGTCCACAAATACTAATTTTGATATTATTGACCGTTTAGCAGTGGGTGTGGGGGATATTACCCTTTCAGGTACATCTCACACATTAACAACATCAGATGGTTCTGCTTCCGATGGTCAGTTTCATGTTTTAAATCTAGGGGGTTCTCCTTCTGGAACAAATACTATTACGATTGCGCCTAATGACGCGAAAAGAATGTATGTTGTTAGAAATGCTTCTGGTCAGACTGCAACTTTTTCACAGGGTTCTGGTGCCAACGTAAGTGTATTGAATGGCAAAACAGCGATGATCTTTTGTGATGGTGCCGGATCTGGTGCCGCTGTGATAGACATTTCATCTAACTTTGGCGCACTAATAGCATCAAACAACTTGTCAGACTTGGCAAGTGCAGCGACAGCGTTGACAAACCTTGGTGTGACGGCGACAGCAGCTGAATTAAACCGTAACGATATTACTACGTTGGGTACAGTTGAAGCGTCCAAGGTTGTTACGGCTGATGCGAATGGCGATGTTTTGTTTCCTGATAATGAAAAAGCGTTGTTTGGCGCATCTTCAGATTTACAAATATTTCATTCAACAGCAGACGCAGCAAGCATTATAAGAGACGCAGGGACTGGCCCATTAGCCATACAAGCTACTCAACTTTTAATTCAAAATGCCGCCGGATCAGCAAATTTAATTAAAGCAACTGAAAGTGGTGCGGCGGAATTACTGCATAGTAATGCAACTAAGATAGCTACAAGCGCAACAGGTGTAGACATAACAGGCGTTGCACTCACTGACGGCGTTACTGTAGACGGCCCGTTGGACATTGAGGAAGTTAAAGAAAAAGTAACAGCCCAGACTTCTACAACTGGTACGATTAACTTTGATTTAACGACTCAAGCGATTGAAAATTACACGGCAAACCAAACGGCAAATCGTACAATTAACTTTCGTGGAGACAGTGGTACAACTTTAAATAGTATTATGGCTGTTGGTCAAAGCATGACTTGTACTCTTGTAATGAAACAAGGTGGTTCAGCTTATTACCTAAATGCTTATCAAATAGATGGTTCGACGATTACGCCTGAGTGGCAAGGTGGTTCTGCGCCAACCGCTGGTAATGCAAGTAGTCTTGATGTGTATACGTTTACGATAATAAAAACAGCGGACGCGACGTTTACTGTTTTAGCCAGTCAAACTCAATTTGCATAAGGAGAACTAAATGCCTTTACTTAGTACATTTGGTGCAGCCCCCGCTAAAGCTTTTGGTTTTACATCAGGAGGCAAAGAGCAGCCTGGTTCTTGGTTTGCTCCAGAAGGGCAAAATGCTGCGGCATCGTATCAACCTGCGGGGTATGCTACTGTGACAGTTACTGTAGCGGGAGTATCTGGAGGCACAGGAAACTACAACAATAACTATTTTAGATGGTTTAACAATAATGGTGCAATTAATGCTTATAGCGGCACTAAAAGAGGTAATGCTTCAAGCGTTACGGTGTCAGGAGTTGATCCCACAAACTTGTCGTTTAGAACTGTTGAGACGAGTTCCACAGATAACTTAGGATGGACATCTGGATCAGATGGGGCAAACTATTCTGGATCAAAAGCAAAACAAGCGAATCAGGCAGTATTTACAGGGCAACCTGGAGGGGGTGCATCAGTAGCGTTTCATCCAAATAACTTGGCAGTTTATGCGGCGGGAGCCGGAGGTGCGGCTGTAGGGCGTCCAGATCGAAATGTTTCATATCCAGGTACATATAATGCAAGAACAGATGCTGATGAAAGTAACAACAACGTCAGCAACAACTTAAACAATGGCAGCAATAATGGAAATGCACCGTGTTATTACAGTTCAGGAGGTTCAGGAGGCGGAGATAAAGGCGGGTTAACTGCCCCTAACAGTTCCAGTACAGGGGGCTACTCAGGTAATAGTTATGTTGGAAATGGCTCTTTAACAACAGGTCTTTACGACACTGATGTCGGAGACAACCAAAATATAGGATACTCTAAAATAGAGTGGAGTTAATTTTAAATGAAGGATACACCTTTAGAAGAAGAAGATGTATGGTTAAATGATTTAGCTCCAGATCATTGGAGAGGCCCTACAAAGAGTAACGGATCCGAGCCAGTTCGTGCCCGTTGGGTACGGTATAATGATGGTTGTTTTACGGCAGAGTATCATACAGAAGAAATTGATTTTTTTGGTCATGTTTTAAACAAAGACACTCGTGATGATCTTTTGTGGGAGCTTGGAGTTCTTCGTGTAGAACCTTACGATTTTAGTGTACATAAACACACTTTTTTTAAAGCTGTGCGAAACCAACCACGTTTTGTTTTACACGCTTCTGGTAGACCTATTGCTAGAGAAGACTTTACTGTTCATGTGCATACCCGTGGTGATGTCATGGATGTACATTTGAATACTTTAAATCAACAGAAAGATATAGTTTTTTTAAGGGGATTTAAACACAACAACCATACGTTTGATCTTCGTTTCAGACACATATCATACATGTCTTTGTTGGGGTTACGAGCTAGTCATAATAATATACCTGAAGATTTTGAATGGTTTGATATGGATGGAAATATTGTTCCGATGAATCAGGATACAGTTGTAGACTTTTGCGGTAAAATCACGGATTATATCCGAAAAGTAGAACTTACAGCGCATGAGATTTTAAATGAAATGGCTAAAATTGAAGATTTAGTAGAGTTAGCACATTATGAGGTAAACCTATATGACCGACTATTTTGATAATAGATCTGCGTTTAACCAAGGTGTAGGAGTTACATTTTCTCCTGATACCTTAAACCCGAGAGCAGTAAATTTTAATGCTGTTTCTAGTCTTGTAAACAACAAAACAGTGTTGGATATAGGATGCAATAATGGTCGATGGATGAGTTGGCTTTTAGACAAAGGTGCGACACATGTTACAGGAATTGACACCGATGCCAATGCTTTAACCGCTGCTAGATCTAATTTAGCTACATATTTTACAGATTCTCAATATACGTTGGTGGAGTCTTCTTGGGAGAACTACACAACGAGCGCAGCTTTTGATGTCGTGTTTTGCGCAGGGATGATTCATCTTGGTTCAACGCAAAGCAATTTGATTAACAAGCTACCTTCACTAGGAACAACTGCAATTATTGAAGGGGGCGTAACTTCTTCAGAGTTAACACAAGTAGTTACCGATTCAGATACAGAGTTAACTTGGTATACACAAACTCAAGTTCGTACAATGTCGGATATACAGAGTTATTTAAACAGTTCCTCGTATACCTCTATTACTTGGCATAGTCCTACAACAGTAGATTCATCTTACATAGGTTCCATTCTCGTTTCCGCTTCATGACAAAACCTGTAATACTTTTTAGTTTGCCCCGAAGTGGATCAACTTTACTTTGTGGATTGCTTTCTCAAAATCCTAATTTCAAGATCATAGAAGGTTCTTTAACCGTTTCTATTCTAAACAACCTTAGAAGTATTTTTTATACAGAGGCTAAAAGTTTAGCTACCCGTCAGCAGTCTCAGTGTTTGCCTGTTCTTAAATCTGCTATCTGTGGCTATTACGGCTCTGATTCATCTTTTGTTTTTGATAAAAATCGGGAAGCCTTGTTTTACTTGGACATTTGGGATCAAGTTTTAGAGGAGTATAAGATTGTATGTTTGGTTCGAGATCCCGTGGAATGTGCTTCGTCTTTTTTACGATTACGAGAAAAAGAACCTATTACATGGACAAAGTACGATAATGACGTAGTTAATAAAGATACATTTCCTAGAACAATGGACTTTGCTCAATGTTTGATGGCAGCTAACGGAACTATCGGAAGATCTTACAGTGCGCTTTACGAGGCAGCATTAGTGCAGAACAGGCATTCAGATATGCTTTTTGTAGATTATTCTAATCTTTGTAGTCAGCCAAAGAAACAACTTGACAGGATTTGTAACTTTATTGGGGCAGATAAATATTATCCTCAACTAAACAACATTGAAAACGCAAACAAACAACTTGATAGATACTACGGAATGTTCGATACTCTACACACGATTGAACCTAAAATAAGAGAGGCCAAAGCGAGTTTAGGGAGATTAAGCTCTATGGCGGAGGACTTGAGGTCTACGTGTCCGCCTTTTTGGCAAGAATGGATATAGGAGATTCCATGGATATTATTACGAGAAGCCGTTTAATTGGGTCTTTTGACCCCACCGAAATTAAAGAATATTTGTTTGGTCTTCCAGAAGAAGACTGGGAGGAATTTTCTTTTAGACAAAAAAACTTTGAGTCACATAAAGATACCTCAACGATTTGTGCAATTTTTCCTGATCGCAGTCATTATCCAAGCATTAAATGTGAGCAATTTAAACATACAGATCCATTGATGAAGATATTAGAACCTTTGTCTCAGGCTTTTGTGGAATATTACGAAGATAAACCGTTTGTTTGTACAACAGCAATTTTTGTTAAGTTAGCTCCAAATTCAGATATAGGAGTGCACAGTGACACGCATCCATATTTTGGAGTCACTCACCGTTTGCATTGGTGTATTGATGGCGATTATGAAAACATGCACTTTATGATCGCGGGTGATAAGGTTGAGATGTACGAAGGGGATTTTATAGAAATTAACAACAGACTTCCACACTCTGTAAAGTACACAGGGGATCGACCTAGATTAAATGGTATTATTGATTATATGGAAGTTCCAGCAGAGTAATTGATTGAGGGCACTTTTTATTGTAAGCTGTCTTTAATTTAGGAGAATAAATCGTGCCTTTGACAAAACTCCAATTTAAACCTGGTATCAACAAAGAAACCACCTCGTATTCTAACGAGGGTGGTTGGTTTGACATGGATAAAGTTAGGTTTCGTTTTGGATATGCTGAAAAAATAGGAGGGTGGATTAAAGATTCAGATAATTCATTCCTTGGCACTGCCCGTGCTTTACATCCTTGGGTCAGTCTAAACTTAGATGAGTTTTTAGGTGTAGGAACCGCGTTTAAGTATTACATTAATCAGGGTGGTGGGTATAACGACATTACTCCTATTCGTGTAACGACTGCTGCGGGAGATGTTACTTTTACCGCAACGAATGGTTCAAACGAGATACAGGTAACGGATACTGCTCACGGCGCAGTAGAAAACGACTTTGTTACTTTTTCTGGTGCAGCAAGTTTGGGTGGTAATATTACTGCCGCTGTTTTGAATCAAGAGTATCAGATAAATAGACTTGTAGACGACAACAATTACATCATTCTTGCAAGAGAAGTTGCTGTTTTAGAAAACATCACAGTTGATGGTGTTTATACTCCGACGACTGTAAATGCAAATTCTTCTGATACAGGTAACGGTGGCTCCTCTGTTGTAGGCACATATCAAATTAACGTAGGTCTGAACACTACTGTTCTTGGTAACGGTTGGGGTGCAGGCACTTGGGGAAGAAATGGTTGGGGCGAAGCAGCTACAATTACGGTTCTTACCGATTTATTACGCATTTGGTCTCACGATAACTTTGGAGAAGATCTTCTAATAAATGTACGCGACGGTGGACTTTATTATTGGGATGCAACAAATGGTGTAGGCACACGAGCAGTAGAATTATCTGGACTAGCAAATGCAGATAAAACTCCGACTGTTGCGAAGCAAGTGCTTGTGTCTGATAGAGATCGCCACGTTCTTGCGTTTGGGTGTGACAGCGAAGATAGCATCGGCACTCAAGACCCATTGCTCATTCGGTTCTCGGATCAAGAGTCTTTGACCGATTGGGCGGCAACGTCCACTAATAACGCAGGAGCCATACGTCTTGGTTCTGGATCAGAGATTATTACCGCCGTAGAAACTCGTCAAGAGGTCTTGGTATTTACAGATGTAAGTTTATATTCGTTGCAGTTTCTTGGACCGCCGTTTACTTTCGGTGCAAACCTTATCTCTGAAAACATTACTATACGAAGTCCACTGGCTGCGGTTGCGGTGGAAGACACCGTATTTTGGATGGGCAAACGTGAGTTCTATGCTTATGCAGGTACAGTACAACGTATTCAGTGTTCTGTTCGTGATTATGTGTTTTCTGATTTTAATGAAGCCCAAGCGGAAAAAGTTACTGCGGGTGTAAATACATTGTTTGGAGAGATCTGGTGGTTTTATCCTTCTGCAAGCAGTGATGAAAATGATCGGTACGTTGTATATAATTATGTGCAGCAGCTTTGGTACTATGGAAACTTGACCCGTTCAGTGTGGCTCGATCAAGGCATTAGAGAGTTTCCTTTGGCTGCGGGTCCAGGTAACTATTTGTATCGGCACGAAAACGGGTTTGATAACGGCGAGACTACCCCTGCAAGTGCCCTCACCGCGCACATTGAATCTAGTCAGATAGACATAGGAGATGGGGATAACTTTGCATTTATCCGTCGCTTGATTCCAGACCTTACGTTCAGAGATTCCACCGCAGGCAATCCTACGGCTACTATGACATTAAAGGCTAGGAATTTCCCTGGTGGCAACTATTTACAAACAACCAATTCTACAGTGACAAAGACTGCTACAGTTCCTGTGGAACAGTTTACACAGGATGCACATGTACGATTACGTGGGCGCAGCTTTGCCTTTCGTGTTGAGTCTGACGCTGCCGGAGTGACTTGGCGACTAGGTTCCCCTAGAGTGGACATACGACCTGACGGGAGGCGCTGATGTCCCGAAATCTAACTCTTCCTTTTTTCGCTGTTCCTCCGGGGGAGTACAGCCAACAATACTTTGCAGAGTTGGTTCGTTCTTTTGCAATATATTTAGCGCAGCAACAAAACCCTGGTGAAGGGCGCAATACTGAACTTGTTTTAACCAACCTACAAACAGACGATAGTGGGCTTGAAACAGGGGCATTGTTTCAACAGTCAGGTTTTGTTAAGATAGTTTTAATTAATTCCCCACATGTTCGTGGTTCCACCGGAACAGGGGCAGTGGGCACAGTAACGGTGACAACATCATGAGTGATACTATTATTACAATGCGGGACGGATCGAAGTGGAAACCTTCGACAAGTTCTGATACAGTGCATTGTGTAAACTGCGATAACGCAGTTGACACGCCCGAAGAGATTGCAAGCTACCCCGATGGGAATTGCCCTGATTGTGGACAGTCTTGGACAGGATCTGAAAAGCGCAGCACGAGTATTAGTGTAACAGCCCCAGAAGCAATTTCAGGAGAGACGTGATGGCTGAAGAATCAGAATTAGAAAGCAACAAATCAAATCTATTTGAATCTCTTGGTAGTCTTGTTGGGATGCTTGCAGGTGGGCCTGTAGGCGCACTTGTCGGTGGTATCGGTGGTGCATTGTTATCTGGCAAATCAGGAGAAGATGCTTTCCGATCTGGTATTGGTTCGTTCTTTCAAGGTGCAACTATGGGTGCACCAGGTCTCGCACTCAATGCTTTAGGTGGTGCGGGTGGTAGTGCCGGAAACATAGGCCGTGGTATCATGGGCGCGGTTACCAGTCCTCAAGCCATGCAACTCGCAGCTTTATCCAGTGGGGCTAATCCTGCTGCTCAAGCTATAATGATGGGATTGGCGCAACAACAAGCGCAAGGCGAAGGACAGAAAGACGGAATCATGGGTAACCTACTTCAAGGTATAATTCGTGAAAAACTCGATCAGCAACGCCGTCCACGTTTTGAAAACATAATGTCAGACTTAGAGATGCGTCAGTACGCAACGGGTGAGCGCAATCCAAACTTCCGTGGGGTCGCGGCTCCCGGTACTCCTGTTGTAAACTACGCTCCGAGACAAATGGCAATGGGTGGATACATTGAGGGTCCAGGTACAGGAACCAGTGACTCAATACCCGCAGCGATCTATCAGAATGGTGGTAGAGTTCAGGAAGCAGCCTTGTCAGACGGAGAGTTTGTTATGACAGCAGATGCGGTCAAAGGTGCAGGCGGCGGCGACAGAGATAAAGGAGCGGCTAAAATGTACCAGATGATGAATCAGTTTGAGAGGAGAGCCTGATGACGGAGGAAATCATCCAGAAACAGATGACGCTACTTCCTGAGTATCAGGAAGAGTTCTTAAAAAATCTTCTAGCAAACATCTATCAAGTTGACGAAGAAACGGGCACGATCACAGGTATCGCTGCCAAATCGCCTTTGTATGGACAACCTGTTTATCAGATGGAAGGGGGCGGAACGACCCTCGATCCAACACAGGCTGCTGTTGATGCAGAGGGAAATAAAGTACAATTCTATGAAGGTGCGGATGGCAGCTTTACTACAGATCCTAGTCTTGCTCTTACCGATCAATACGGAGAGGCTATCTTTGCCACAGAAGGTGGCGTAGCTGTTCCTGATGTCATTGGTTTTACAGACGCACAGGTTGATGCCCTCCGTCGTATGACTGGATACACCGATCCTGTGACAGGAGAAGTTGTCTACGAAGGTATGATGGATGCCTATCAGCCTTATTTAGATGAGGCACTTCAGACTTTTCAGTCAGGCACGGACCTTGCAGGCACGGCAGGAACTGCACGTTACGACCCTAGTGGTCAGATTGTATATGACACCGTAACGGATCCTAATACGGGACAAGTGTCTCAAGTTGCTCGTAAAGATGCAGAAGGAAACGTAGTACGTGAGGGCGGATACAAAGACTTCTTTGACCCCTTTGTTGATGACGTAGTTGATGCTGCCCAGTTAGATATCCAAGAAGCGTTGGAGCGTGAGCGTCGTAGGATAGGTGCAGAAGCCGGATCCATGGGTGCGTTTGGTCGCCGTCGTGATTTGATTGAAGGTGAAGCAATAGGTCGATCCGCAGCGGAAGAAGGTAAACTTACCGCGCAATTAAAGTCAGCGGCGTATACTGCGGCACAAGAACAAGCTCAGTCTGCTTTTGAAAATCAACAAAAACGTGGGATTCAAGCGGGTCAGTTGTTCCAAGGACTGGGTACAGGAATCGGGGCACTCGGAGAGGCTGCACAGAACCTTGGATTCCAAGATGTAAACGCGCTGTTTAACACTGGTCAGTTGGAACAACGTCAGTTGCAGAGTGAGTATGATGTTCAACGGGCAAGTCAGTTAGAAGAAGCGTATGAACCGTTTGCTCGATTCTCTTACATGCGTGATATTTTGTCAGGTTTACCTGCCTCTTCTACCGCTCTTGCGGCGGCGGCGACACCTAAAGCCAGTCCTTTAACTAATATTCTACAGAACGCAAATATAGCGGGTGGCTCAAATATCTTTGGTGGTCTTGGTAGTTTAAAAAATGTAAGCGGGGCATAAAATGCAAGGGATACATAACGCAGCGTTGTTTGGAGCTTCTCAAAGAAGTGCTAGAGATAAACTAGAACGGATGGGTGGCATCAAGCGCGGCCCAAGTGGGATTCTAGCGTCGTCTTCAGAACTAATGCAGGCCACTGCACCTCGGGCCATGGCTCCACCACCTATGATGTCAAGACCAATGGTCCCACCACAGGCTACAATGCCCATGGTTCAAGCAGCATTGCCACAAGTTCCAGTGCAAACTACCGTTGCTCCGATGATGCAACAGCAGCCACAACAGCCACAACAACAACAGGCTCCGGCTGTTCCAACAGTTCCACGACCTGCTTCTCCAAGCACTCCTATGGGGTTTGAGGAGGCAGGACCAGTAGACATTCGGAACCCTGCCAGTGCTTTTGTTTCTACCGTTGAAGGGATAGGAACGGGACTCTTTAACATGTTGGTTAATAAGTTTGGGTCCGCAGAAAAAGCGGAAAAAGAGTCTGTGAAGAAAAGAGAAATAGTTGCATCTGCCCAAGCAGCAACTAACGACCCTAAGAAAGTTTCTGATGCTGTAATGGTCGCGGCGGAACTTCCTCCCACTGATGAAAGCAAAATAGATTTTGCACAATCTGTTCTTGGCATTGATACCGACAATGTTGGAGAGATCGACGACGCAATCTTCAGAGTCCTGACATCTGATCCAAGCCTATCTGGGCAGAAGCTACAACAAGCCGTGCTCCTTGGTCTAAACAATTACAAACAGACAGCGGCGGCTAGGGCTGCGGCGGCATCGGGTGGTGGTAGCGGGTTTGAACCCATGCCACGTTACGGTGAAGCCCTGCCAAAAATGGTTCAAAGTATTATGTCTAATGACCCTGGAATTAGTGTTGAGGAAGCAATGGTCGAAGCTCAAAAAGTTCTTGATCCTTTGTACAATAGAACAGGTGGTGGTGCACCCAAGGTAGAGTTAACAGCCGAACAACAGACTATTCTAACTCAAGCGCAAGAGGCACTTGCTGCCGGAAAAGATCGTAAAGCAGTGGAAGCTGAAGCAATAAAACGAGGTCTTCCCGCAGGAGCATTATAATGGCTGAAAATCCTTTTATGTCCTTGCCAGACGCTCCCGCATCTACGGAATCAGACAATCCCTTTATGTCTCTTCCAGATGCTTCTTCTGATTCAGACTCTGAAAGAACCTTTAACATCAAAGGACTCTCAGATCGCGGCGATACGCTTATCGGGGACACAGGTATAGGTTTTGTGGACGCGGTCACAGGAGCAATAGGCAGGACTGGCTATGCAATTGCTGACAACATCATCGGGTTTGATGATGGCGTTGATACTTTTGGTGAGCGTCTTGGCTCTGGTCTTAGAGAAACAGGGGAAGGTGTAGGCTCTGGTTTTATTAAAGGGATTGAAGGAGCAGGGACTACAATAGCCCTCGCACCAGATTACTTTCTAGGCACAGAATACGGTGACGCTATCACGGAAGGTTCTGAGGCAATTAGAGATTCCCTTGGTTTAGACCCAGAGGGTATCATGGGTAAAGGTGCAGAGATTGTTACACAGTTTGTTCTACCTGGTGGGCTTGCCGCAAAAGGTGCAGGAGCTTTTTTAAAAGCTAATCGTGTTAAAAAAGGCTTGGCTAATGTACCTTTATCTAAAAAAGAAAGGTTTGGTCACGCCGCAGCAGAGATAATAGCAGCCGGAGTTGCTGACGGTTTTGTCTCTAATGATGGTATGACTACTGTTGGTGACTGGGCAGAAATGGGATTTACTCAAACCGAAGATTTAATCGGACTCCGTGGACAAGAACGAACACTTGCTAGACTAAAGAACAAGGCTAAAGTTTTGGGTGAGGCTGCTCTTCTTGGTAGCGTAGCACAAGGCGCGTTGATGGCGGCGGGAAAGACCATTGGTCAAGCAGTTAAAAGCCCTAGAGGACAAGCGACAGCCTCTGCATTAAAAGCTCGAATAGATCGAGCAGCGGAAAACGCAGACAAGCTATTGTACCAACGCATGATGACTCCTGATGACTTAACTCCTTTGCAGCGATTCAAAGCAGACGCCATTGCTATGGCTACACCCAAGGGTTATCTGCCAGAGTCTGCTTCAGAAGCCAGATTTGCTATAGAGTCCAAAACAAATGCTGCAAATAAAGCAGAAGAGTTTATGCGTAAAGACTATGATACAGCACTTAACAAGTTGTTTAAAGAAGTTCCTCCAAGCGAGTTAGAGGGTAACATTGAAAGGCTTGAAATTTTAAATCGCGGTAAGGCTTTTCTAGAAGAGGCTGACGAAAAGATTGCTGATGGTATTTTAAAACGAATGCCTGGTACGCTACGTCCTAGTCTTAGAAAATATAAACAAAAACTACGCGGATTGAGCGAACAAGTTGGTGACTCTAAGTTTTTGAAGAACAATAACATAGAGACAAAAGATGGTCGAAAATTAATAGACATCGTTAAAGATAATGATGCTGCCCATTTGCGTCGAACCTTCCGTATATTTGAAGATGAAAAGTATGTGCCAACACAAGAATCTATTGAAGCTGCGGATTCGTTTTTCACAGCAAATAAAAAGTTTACAGAAAAAACGCTAACTGAAATAGCACGTAAAGACGTTAACGAAAGGTTGTTGCCTAAAGAGTTCCTGACAAAGAACGGGTTGAAGAAGACAGATGGCCCTGAAGGTCCAGTGGTAACTGTACCAGATAAGATTACTCCTGACGTTGCAAAGAAAGCTCGTGAAGGTTTTCTCGCAGACAAACAACTCAAGATGCGTCAGTCGTACAAAGGTGGTCGCATTGCTAGGGACAGACTGGATACAGGTATGCTTGTATCTAGGGAAAAGATTCCTGAAACTCTAAGAGCTTTGATGGGGGAGACAGGAACCAAGGTTGTTAAGACCGATAAGGGCTTCAAAGTTTACCACGATTTTAGAGACTCGGCCCTTCGGACCATTTCTGATATGTCCCAGTTTGTTGCAGTAGATGATTTCTTTGGTCAGATGGCTAGACTAGCAGATCAAAAGACAGGGTTACTCAAAGACCTTATAATCAAAGGCGAAGGTCTAAGTCCGGCACAACGACAGGGTTTAGTTGACAGCGGGTATGTGCGTCTTGGTGGAGACTCGTCTGATTTTGGTGCGTTAAGTACACCTGTGACTAAAAAGTCTGGTTCAAGTATTCCAAACGAAGAAGAGATCCTGCTTGGTACATCTGGGTGGGGTAGCCTAAACGATCACTATGTGCCTCGACCCATGTACAACAACCTAACGAACTATATCGTAGGCGAAGAAGATGGTGGAACTCAATTACTAAGAAGCACATGGAACTGGTTACTACGTGCAAAGGGTGTGTCTCAATATAGTAAAACAATCCTTTCACCTATCACACAGGTTCGTAACTTTACTACCGCTGCTGCCTTTGCTTTAGCTAACGGAAACGTTCCATTTGTAGGTCGTCATGGTAGCATCAAAGATGCGGCAAAACTTATTTACGGAAACCTTCTTACAAAAGGTGATGATGAAGTTATTGCTGAGTTGATGGACGCACAACGACGAGGGATGCTAGGAACAAATGCAGAGTTAAGAGAGATTCAAGACTCCTTGCGTAAAGGTGTAGGGCTTACTGCTCGTGGACCTGAGAGCGGAATAGAGGCTTTGATTGCAGGTAGTCCTGCTCGTGAGAAGTTTGCGAAAAGTGCGGGGGGATTTTTTAAACCTCTGGAAAATATCTACCAAAGTTCAGACGATTTCTGGAAGCACTTTAACTACACCGCAGAGCAAGGCCACATTCGTAAGTCCTTAGACGGAATAGACTTTAGTAATCCACAGCAAGCTGAAGAAGCTATTGCCTATCTTACAAAGAATGGCACCGACATCTCAGAAGAAACTAGATCTGCTATCAGTAAAGGTTCTTTTACAAAGGCTGACATTGATGAGATGGTCAAGCATCGTGCCGCACAAATTGTGAGAGATACTGTACCAAACTATAACAAGGGTGCTACGGATCTTGTTCGACTTGGTCGCCGTTTACCTTTGGGTAATTTTATTACCTTCCCCGCTGAGATTTACAGAACAGGAATTAATATCGTAAGGCAGAGCTTAGATGACATGTCTTCAAGTATTCCTGCTGTTCGGACTCGTGGTCGTAATCGTATGATAGGTTTCTTGGGAACCACAGTTGCTGCTCCTGTCGGTGCTCTTGAAATGGGCTACGCAATTTCTGGAGTTACGCAAGAGGAGATGGAAGCATATCAACGATCATTTTCTGCACCATGGGAAAAAGGTTCTGTCCTCATTCCATTAGGCAAAGAAGACGGCAAGATACAATACATGAACTTCAGTACCTCCAACCCATATGATGGCCTGTATCGTTTTGCTGTTCGTGCAATGAACGAGTTTGAAGATGCAGTTAAAGAAGGTAAAGGCCCAGGAGGCACGTTTACTAACTCAGTTGCCGGAGCAGTCAGAGAAATCTTTGAGCCTTTTCTATCAGAAGCGATGTTGACGGAAGCTGTTACAGATGTTTTCTTTCGAGGTGGACGCACTTCTACAGGAGCAGAAATATTTAACCCAGAAGACAGCGATGGTCTAAAGGGGTGGAAGATGATTACACACGTTCTGAACACCATGGTGCCTAGTGTGTCTCCTATAGATTTGAACGGAGAACCCGGAAGATTTATCCGTGGAACAGTAGGAAACATAGCTCCTGGTCTTGTGAACCCTAAAGACAAACTGCTAAGAGAACGTGATTTAGTAACTGAAACTATCCGTGCTTTTACTGGTGTCACTCCGCAAGAGTTTGATCCTGCACGGGGTCTTGAGTTCGGCGCATACCGAATGAATCAGGCGCAGACCAACGCTAGACGAATATTTAATCAAGTAACTGATGATGGCAATGCTACGGCAGGCTCATTGAAAAGTGCATTCCAACGCGCAAACAACGCCAAGCTCCGTGTAGATAGAGAATACTATCAGATGATAGAAGATTTAAAGACCACTGGTATGACTAACCGTGACATTATGCGTGTTCTTAAAAAGAATAACATCGGTGGGTACAAGAACATTGTACGTGGTGAGTTCCAACCATTCCGAATCTCAAAGAAAAACATTCAAGAAATGCGGGATGCAGGTGTCTACCAACTATATCCTCGTGATGAGATTCGTCAGATACAACAAGAAATGAAAGGAATGTCGCTCAAGCCTGACACAGACTTGTCTGTTTCTCCTCGACCCTCGGTTCCTTCTGGCGAAAACCCTTTCATGAACTTACCCGATGCTCCTAGCGTACCGACACCTAGCGCACCAAATCCTTTCATGAATTTACCAGACAGTCAGAGCAGCCTCCAACAGCCCATGATCATGCCAACCCAAGCTCGTGCACCTGGGCCAGTGGATCCTGCATTGTTAGGTGATAACCCGGTAACCGCTGCGCTTAATGCACAGATTGCAAATCGAAGAGGTTAACGAAAACTTTTCTTTTTAGAAAAGTTTTTCTTGTATCCATGTTGGATTTTAGTCCAAATACCATAAAGTTGCCTACCTTTAGGTTCTGTTTCTAGTTCTAAATTCGATGTCCAACTTTCTCTTTTAAATGGGATCACTTGGATCACAGGTGTATCCACCTTTATAATATCTTTTTTCTTAATCCCTTTATATAAAAAAGGAAACTGAACACTATGCCATACATCAGTGTCTACAATAGCGGGTAATATTTCTATTTTATTTTCCCTATATTGTGGAGCAATAAACAAGGTTGAATAACCTGAAGGAGTGTAAAAGTTCCAAGGACAAGAGATTTTAGGAGCGCGTGTTCCTCTTACAGCCTTGTCCATAGGACTTCCTTTAAACTGCGAGGCACCATGACGACTTACTTGACTGCCATAAAGACCCTGCATTTTTTGGTCAGATGATGTAGCGAAAGCAAAAACTCTTTCAGAATCAGGAGAGTGTTGTTCCGTAAAAAGTTCTTCCCAAAGAGGAATAATGTACCCAGACATTAACAAATCCCGCACAGGAACGCATGTTTTTATTGTAGCGCCTTTGTCGTAAAGGTTATCTTCTAAAACAGTCGATGGTCCTATATTTGGTCCTATATTTTTATACCACTCAGGGAGTGCTTTAGATGCAGGAACAGGTTTAGGGATTTGCCCCCAATAAGGGAACTCAGTTTTAAAAGTTATTTCTGGCATTTTTTTTTCTTTCTAATGTATGGATTTTGAGTTGTTGTGAGTAATATCTGGATCGTCTTCAACAGTCATCGTTACACCGACACCGCCAAATAGTTTGACCATCTCGTCACATAGATGCTCGGCATCGTCCATGATTTCGTCATCACCTGTATTGGCAGCAAGATTCAATGTCATGCCCACAAGTTCCATAAGATGTTTGACCTGCATTGGATGCATGTCCACAAGACCTACTGTTTTCATTTTTTCTGGTTTCATTCGATTTCTCCCCAATTATCTTTGAGTTCATCGTCTACTTTAGAGGGGACTCTCAAGACATCCGACAACCCATTTTCCATTATGTGCTTGATGTTGTGCGCTTGGTCGTCGCCCTCTACTGAGAAGCATAACTCATCGTGCACTGTTAGCATAGGCAAAAGTCCTTCTTTGTAGCAATCTGCCATAGCTTTTTTAGTTTGATCCGCAGCTGAACCTTGGATCAATTTGTTTAACGCCTTGTAA